CGTGAAGGCGGTCGGGCTGGTGTCGTTCTGGTTGACGATGCCGATCGTCAGCGTGGTCGAGTGGGTGGAGCTCCCGAGCGTCTCGAGGATGACAACCGTATGCGACGCCGCGGCTTCATAGTCGGTCAGAACAGTCGCGACCGCGATCTTCCAAACACCTGCAATCTGAGCCACCTTGAAGCGTCCGCCCGCGTCGTCCGACAGGCTCGGAGTGGATCCGGAGGTGAGATTGAGAATATCGCCGATGACGGTGTCGGTCGGCGAGTTTTCGGTGACCGAATTGGCCGAAAGCGCCAGAGTGGCAAGCACCGGCGCCGCGGCCAGGATCGCCCAGCCAACGGTAGACTTGCGCGGGCTGTTAGCGCTGTCGGCGAGGCTCTCGTCGAGATCGAGATTTCCGCTGCTCTCAGCGCCCGACCCGCTCCATGACCAAGTGCGGGCACTGCCGTCGATGATGAGACCCGCAGGGGCACCAGTGGCGGTGATGGTGCTACCGGCGGTGGCACCGTCGATCGTTCCCGAAGCGGGAACTCCGAGTGTGAAGCTGGACGAAGAGAGACTGAGGATGGCGAGGTTTGGCGCCTCGAACACATTCGAGACGTTGATGACGAGCCCGGCCGTGGTCTTGATCGTTCCGTCGAGATCCTCGGTGAGATCGACGCTGTGGCTCGTCTTGGTCTCGTAGTCCGTCTTCGTCGCGGTCGTGACGAGATACCAGACGTCGCTGACAAGACTGGTGGTGAAGCACCCGTCCCCGCCTGTCAGAGTCACGGTTGACCCAGCGGTTGTGTTCTGGATAGCCCCAACGACGGCACCGGCTCCGGATGCTTCGGCGATAATGTTCGCGCTGAGCGTCAGGACATTGAGCACCGGCGGCAGCGGGATCTCGCTGATGACCTTTTTCTTGGTTACCTTCGGCGGAATGTAGGTGATCGACGTCAGTTGCTGACCCCCGATCGTCAGCCGGATACGACCCGGGCTCAGGGTGACGCCCGTCGGCTTCATTCCACCCACCCGTAGAGGTAGACGGTGCCCATCCAGTGTGGTGTTGTCGCGTTCTCAAGGAGAACGAACTGCCGATTGCTCTGCGCCTCGATCGCCTTGACGTTGGCGTTCGTCAGCGTGAGCAACATCTCGTCATCCGTCGCCCCCGCGGTCAGCGGGATGTTCACGCCGGGCCCGCATTCGAACACGACGCTCACGCCGGTCATGTCGCGCGGCGTGCCGTCGTCGTTCGTGAAATTGATCGGGATCACCGCCCCCTGCCGGCCGTGCAGCTGGATGTCGCCATTTTCATCGACGAGTTCGGGGATGGTTTTCACGCTGAGCTCCTTGGGAACCCAGCCTTTCACCCGCCGTGATGCGCTGGTTCTAGGAAATCACGGCTCCACCGGGGCGGTGGCTTCAGAGCTCGAGCTCGAAGGTGAGCTTGGACGCGGCCGATCGGTTGGACTTCGCTGATTTCCCGCCTTCGGGAGCGAGCGAGCGTCCATGCGTGTCCTGGTTCGGCGTGACACTCGTGACATCGACGTTGGCTGCTCCTGCCTGCTGTGCGAGGAAATTCGTGCCCGATAGCTCCGGCGAGCCTTCTGGTGCCGGCCGGCCGTACATCTCAAGGTGGTATTCATTATCGGTGATCAAACCAGCCGACAGATCCTGCTTGAGCCGAGCCGATTTCATCACCTTCTGCGGCTCGAGCTCGAGCTCGGGGCGAAGCTCGACCGGGCGGAAGCACGCCTCGACGCGACCCTGATAACCGGCAAGACGCGCGGCCAGAGTCAGTGCTTGCGTCAGGACATCGCAGATCGAACGATTGAGGCTGTCACAACCGAGCGCGAACAGCCGCGCCTCGGTGCCGGCCACCTGCCCGCCGTCGGCCTTGCCGACTACCGCCGGCATGACTTTGAGTGCGGCCTGGTTCTGCGCGTCGAGCACCTTGACCACGTCCTCGACCTGCATGCCGGCGCCGGGGTTCTTGTCGTTGATGACCTTGGCCTTGACCGCGGAGCTGTGGACCAGTGCCTGATCGGAGCGGATGTTCTGCAGCTGCACACCGATCTTGGCGATCTCGTTCTCGACGAACTCGCGCAGCTTCTCCGGGTTGTTGCGCACCGTCACCGGTGCGTTCGTCATGATGACTTCCTCGAGCACCTCGAAGTCGAGCCGCGGATAGCCGACGACGCGCATGATCCGGTAGAGCTCGTTGATGACCTCCTGCCGCGCGGCGATCGTGTTGATCGACGAGACAAACGGCGAGAAGCTGTAGACGTCGGTCGGGTTCTGGTGGAATCGGCTAACGAAAAAGGTCGGGATGTTGAGGTCGATCTCGACGTTGGCGCCGCGCGGTTTCTGCACCGGACCGAACACACCGGCCTTGGTCTCCTTCCAGGTGAGACTGGCCGGGTCTGACAGCCGCAGCTCGGCCGGGATCATGGTCTTGTCGAACACCAGCTCGGCCGACACCATGCCGCGCAGGAGCATGTAGAAGCGCAGGTTCTGCGTCAGGCTCGACAGCGACGGCTTGCTCGAGTGCCCGAGCGAATAATCGTAGGTCGTGGTGATCTGCGTCAGCAGCTGCCGGCCGAGCTTGATGCCCTCGGCGTCAAGCTGGTCGTTGGCGTCGTAGGCGTAGATGACGAGGTCGGCACTGCCGGCGATCGACAGGTAGGCGTGAACCGCGGCCGAGACATCGGGATCGTGATTGACCGCGGCGTTGAGCAACTCGCGCGAGTCCGTACTCAGCCGGGAGTCGTAAAGCGCCGTCAGGTGATCGCGATAGGTCGGCAACCGAAGCAGCGGCTGCTTCGGGTTGAAGGTCGAGGTGTAGCTCTTGCCACCCTTCACGCCCTTGCCCTTGGGCAGGATGAGCTTGACCGGATTGATCATCCGAGCCTCGAGACGCGCTTGGCGCTACCGAGCAGGTGCCCCTTGGTGTGAGCCGCGATGTCGAAGCCACTGACGAGGGAGGTCGTCGCGGTGATCCCGCTGTGCGTCTGGTACATGTGTTCGCAGATCCTCCGGCTCAAAATATTGAAAGCCATCGAGTGGAAGAAGTGGTCGTTGCCGCTGGTCTTCTTCCACTTCGCCTCTGCCATCGCGTCGGGGCTCTCATCGCGCACCATGTCGCAGAGGTGAGCAATGACCGTCTCCCTCAAATGTGTGTAACCGCCGATCACCATCTTCCTTTGGGAGATTGTGGCGAGCATTCGATCGAAGGTCAGCGTCGGGTTGGCTGAGTAATGGGTGAGGACGCCGAGCTCGTCCTTGTGCGGCTGCAGCGTCGCAGAGCCGCGCCACTGGATGGGCATGATCACCCCTTGGGTGAAATCACGCAGGGCATCCGCGGTCGGCGTGAACGGGAAGCGGTCGATGCCACCCTGCACGACGTTGTAAACCTTGCGCAGCTGGGCGATGCGCGTCTCGAGCTGCGAGTAGGGAACCTGCTCGAACAGGATCCAGTGCGGGGTGCCCTGCTCATCGTCGTAGGACAGGGTGAGGTAGCACTGAAAGCCGACGTCGATGCCGAGATAGACGGGGGTGTCGTTGGAGACGTTCGGGATCTCCCCGCCCTTCATGCAGGCCTCGACGTCTTCGCGCTGGACCTGGGCGTCGGCGGAGTTGAACGGCTGGCCGAGCACGGTGTTGTAGAAGCCGCGCAGATATCCCTGCGTCAGATACTTGGCGAGCTGGCTGAAGATGTACGACGGGGTCAGCCGGCCGGCGGAGAACGGCCGCACGTAATAGCCGCGGAAGGTCGTTCGACCGGGGTGGGCTGCGACCCACTCGCGCTGTGAAGCATCGGAGAGGTCGAGCCGGCGCTGGCACTTCTCGCACTGGACGTAGGTCTCCTCGAGATCCATCGTCGCGATGATCTCGGCGGTGAGATCGGTGAACTCCTTGGACTCGAGCTCGTCGAACTCGGGGCAGTGGACGAACTTCGGGTTGAACAGCGGCACCTGCCAATGATTGCAGGCCGGGCAGCGGACCATGTACTCGCGCTGGTCCGAGAGGCGGTAGCTCTTGTCGATGCCGTAGCCGAGAAACGTAGGAGTGCTGAATTTTTGGGTTATCCGCATCTGCGAGTTCTGCATGCGCGACTGGTAGAGGCCGATCATGTCCTCGGGGGACAGGTCGAGCTCGTCGTGCATGAGGAAGTCGGCCGGGATTGAGGTCGCGTCGTCCTCGCCGCAACCGGTGATGTACCCGAAGGAGTCGCGGATCTGAACGAGGCCCGTCGAGCGGATCGGCTTGTTGTCCATCGGCGGATTGAAGACGTCGTCGCGATCGAGGATCGGCTTGAGGCGCGTCTTGTAGACACGCTTGAACATATCTTCGTTGGGCAGCGTAAAAATTCCAGAAATACTGTCATTTCTTGTTAGAAGCCCCAGGTATTTCCGCAACTGCACTTCGGTGAGGCCGACCTGCGAGCATTTGATCACTGACAGATCGGGGTGCATGTCGTCGATGATCGCGCGCTGGAACTCGTAGCCGGTGAATGAGAACGGCACGCCGCGCTTGATGCTGGTGTTGTTGGAGATCCATTCGCTCATCGACTGGGTCGAGGCGCCGGCGCCGTACCGCTGCTTGATCGTCTGGTAGAGCTCTTCGAACATCCTCGCGGGCGATGACCCGCTGGGTGATCGGGGCAAAGGGTCGGCTGTGGCTTACAAGTGACTGAGTCACTTCAAAAAGTTGGCTGGCAAAAATTTCGGCCGAGGGGTCTTAGGGTGGTCATGGACAACTACCCGACGCTTCGTCTCGGCGTGCTGCAAAGCCTCGCCGCTCTCAAGGTGACGTGCGATGCCGAGCCCGGTTTTCTGCGCCGCCCCGCCTGTCCCTACGACAAGGACACAGTCGAGCTGCTCGAACGGATGTTCGAGCCGATCGAGATCGTGGTCGAGAAGGAGGTGGTGGTCGAAAAGCCCTCCCGCGGCACCCCCGGTCCGAAAGCCAAGGGTGTGCTCAGCGACACCGACGCGGCCGAGCTCGAGACCGAGGCCAAGGAGTTGCTGAAGGAGCTGAGGGAACTCGGCAAGACCGCCGAGGGCGAGATGAAGGCGCTCGACACCACCACCAAGCTTCAGATCATCAAGACCCAGACGACGTTGCTCGAAAAGCTGGTGTCAGTCCGTGAGCGGTTCGCCAGCGCCCGCAAGGTGGCTGAGTTTCAGCAGACCGTCATCGGCATCCTCGACGACCTCGTCCCCGAAGAGATGCGCGACGAATTTCTCAAGCGGCTGGAGGTGTTCCGGTGAGGTGGAAAACCAACCCGCTTGAGGGCTGGAAGGTGGGCTTTGCCCTCGTTCCCGTCCAGCTCGACGACGGCACGACCGTCTGGCTCGAGACCTTCCACTACTACTGCAACCACTTCGGCGTGGTGACGGCGAGGATTAAATGACGCAGATTTTCCGCGAATTCGCCCCCCTTTACTGGGAAGCCGGCATCCCGGCGATGCCGCTCAAGGTCAAGAGCAAGGCCCCGCTCCTCAGCGAATGGACCGCTTACGGCAGCAACATGCCGTCAGCCGCGGTGCGCGAACACTGGCTGGCCGAGCATCCGCGCTCGAACATCGGCCTTCCGTTCGGCCCCGCGAGCGGGCTGTGCGCGATCGACATCGATACGGTGGACGACGCGCTCGTCAAGGCGATCGAGGATTGCCTTCCGGCGACGCCGTGGCGGCGTGTCGGCGCCAAGGGCTGTGCGCTGGTGTTCAAATGGCAGGGCCAGAAGAACTTCAAGATCCGCAGCGACGAGGGGATGATCTGCGAGTTCCTCGGTCTGGGGAACCAGCTCGTCCTGCCGCCCTCGATCCACCCCGACACCGGCAAGCCGTACAAGGCGAACTGCAACCTGTGGGAGGTGATGGACCAGATTCCGAGCCTCGGCGTCGACATCGAAGACCGGTTGCGGGCCGCGCTCGGCGTCAAGGGCGTGATGCTGTCCCACGAGGGGCGCTCCAAGCCGCTGGACGTCGTTCCCGCTGGTGAGCGCGATATCCAGCTGGTGCGCCACGCCGGTTATCTCTCGCGCTGTGTGTTCGGGCTCGACAAGAACTTCTCGCCGACGCTGCTCGAGGCGCTCCAGCACATGGAGCACTGGGTCCGCAACTTCACCGCCAGCGTGGCCGGGGACGACATGGACCCGCAGAAGGGCATCGCCAAACTCCTCGAGTTCCTGCTCCGGGACATCGAGGGTGGCCGCACCCTGCCCGAAGGTTGGGACGGCGGGCTCACCGACGAGCTTCGGGCCCACCCCACGATCGCGGCGATTGCCGAGAAGAACAAGGCGGAGCGCTGGGACTTTGTGAGGGCAAGGGAGTGGCTCTCGGAGCAGGTGTCGCTGAAACCCAAGGACGATCGCTGGGCGCTGCAAAAGGTGCGCGAGGTGGTCGAGAGCGTCGCGCGCGACGAGCAGTTCGATGAGTTCGAGTTCGACACCCTCATCCCGCACATCGAGAACGCTCTCGGCCGCGGCGCCAAGATGGCGCGGACGGCGATCAAGAAGATGTTCAAGGATGCTCGCGGTGGTGCCGGTGGAGACGAGCTCGCCGAAGATCATGAAGCGATCGCCCGTCAGGTGATCGAGAGCATGGAACGCGGCGGCGAGCTGCGCCACGACCAGGGGCGGTTCTGGCAGTGGAACGGGTCGTGCTTCGGGGTTCTCGACGATGGTGACATCTACCGCCACATCGCCGAGCGGGTGAAGGGCAATACGCTGGCCCGACGCCACAACGACTATGTTGCGCTGGTCCGCGCGATCGGCTTCCTCGTCGGCAAGCCGCTCGAGGAGAATCCCGAGCTCGGCGTCAACTTCGCCAACGGTTTCCTTGACGTCAACGGCAAGCTGCACGAGCACTCGCCGCTGTTCGGCAAGACTTTCACCCTGCCCTTCAACTATGTCCCGGCGCGGCGGCATGAATGCCATCGCTTCCTGGGGATGCTCGAGCAAGCGTGGGGCGACGATCCCGACTACGACGACAAGGTCAAGGCGCTGCAGGAGGTGATGGCGGCGACGATGTTCGGCATCGCGCCCGAATACCAGCGCGCGATCCTGCTCTATGGCCCCGGCAAGACCGGCAAGTCACAGGTGCTCGAAATCCTGCAGTCGATGATGCCAGCCAATGCGGTCGGTGCGCTGCCACCACACCAGTGGGGTGAGCGCTTCGGGCTCAGTGATCTCGTGGGCAAGGTGCTGAACGTCTGCGGTGAGCTCCCCGAGGACGCGATGATCTCCGGCGAACGCTTCAAGGGCGTGGTGTGCGGCGAGCCGCAACGCTCCGAGCTGAAGGGCAAGGATGGCTTCGTGTTCAAGCCGGTGGCGGCGCACTGGTTCGCGTCGAACCACCTGCCGCGGTCGAGGGACACGTCGGATGGCTTCATCCGGCGCTGGATCATCTTCGAATTTTCGAGAAAAATCGACGATTCTGAAAGAGTTTTGAACTTTGCCGAGGTCGTGATCGCCGAGGAGCGCGAGGCAATTGCCGCGTGGGTGGTTGAGGGCCTGCGGCGCCTTCTCGACAAGAAGGAATACACACTGCCGGCTTCGCACAAGCGGCTCGAGAACCTCGTATTGAGGAGTAATAACTCCGTGGCGGCGTTCCTGCAGAGCTGCGAGCGCGTGCGGCCGTGCGAAGACTCGGTCGCCGACGGGCGGACGGTGTTCGACCAGTACATCTTCTACATGAAGGACGTCTCTCGCGGGTACGGCGTCACCTATGAGCGGTTCAAGGCGATGCTCGAGGGGCTCGGTCACAAGGTCGTCGACTATCAGGACGAGATGAAGGTGACCCGGGACAAGGTGCTCGGGCTCAAGGTTGTGGTGCCGACCGGTGCCTAGCGGGTTGGGTCATAACCGGATCTGGGAGCTCGAGAACGGAGCTCACTTTGAGCTTGAGGATCACGCTCTCGCTGGCGGTTTTCTTCATTTCTGCCCTGAGTGGGACTTTCTCCTGATCGATCAGACCGACGTCGAGTTCGAGGCATGCAGTTGCAGCTTTGTTGAGTGGGTGGACCCAATTACTGGCAAGTTCAGGTGTCAATCTTGATACGCGAGAGCGAATAAGTCAAAATTATGCGTTTTTCTAAGTAAAAAGGCCTCTTCGGAGGCCTTTTTCTTGTCCTGTGGCTTAGGAAATTGGCAAATTCTACCCCGGACATTTGGGGGACCATCCCCTGTCAAGACGGAATTTTTACCCATGAAAATGGTGGTATCCTTTTGAAAACAAAGGATTTTTTCTCTCTCGGCCAGGACCACGACGTTACGCGGAGCTGTCGCCATCGGTGCCAAGGTGGGCCTATGGCAATCGACCGAAACCAACCGACTTTCGGCCCCTTTGGGGTCAAAGCCCGAGGTGCGTCCAGCGCACAGGCGTCGGTCGAGGCCATAATCGCCACAAGTGGCGATTCCCTCACAGCAACGGAGAAAACAATGAACAATGCGATCACCTACACTGGCACGGCTTACGCCGAGGCACTGACTACGCTTGCCAAGCGCGACGCGTCGCTTGCGAGCGCACAAACGGCGTTCGCGCTTCTCGCGGGAACGGCGCTCATTATCGGTGAAAAGACGTTTGCCGATATCGTCGAGGATGCGTGCAATGCCACGAACAGTCGCGGCAAGCCGACGAACGACAATCCCAAGGGCAAGGCCAACCCCAACGCGCTGAAAACGAACGGCTTCAGCGGAATTGCTCGCGTGGTTGGCTTGTTCAAGAAGATCGACGCGCACATGGCGACGAATGAGGCAGTTGGCTTCGCGCTTTGGGGCTTTGTCGGGCACATTGCCGACATGGGCGCCTATGAGGCCGCAAAGGAGAGCGACGAACGGATCATCGCGGCGCTGGAGAGCGGCGACGATGCTAAGCTTGCCTCGGCGGAGAGGCGTTTCCACAACGGTTATGTCAATGGGCTCTATACCAACGAAGAGGGTGCGGTCATTCGGCCCGATAGCTTCGCGGCACTGGAGCGCGCCGTTGTGAAGGCGATCGACGCGGCCAAGCCGCGCAACACTAGCGCGAGCGAGGGCGAGGGCGAGGGCGAGGGCGAGGGTATCTCCGCCGACGCTTCCATCATCACCGCCGGCATGGCCGCCGATGCGCTGGCAACGGCGTTCATTGGCAAGATTGCCGATGCGTCGGATGATACGCTGACAGCGCTGCTGGAAGCCATCAAGAGCGAATATGAGCGCCGCGCCGAGGGCGAGGAAACGGCCAAGGCGGCCTAACGCAACGGGTTCCGTGGCGCGGCGCAAGCCGCGCCACGGTTTCCGAAAATCGCCACATGTGGCGATTTTCGCAAGCCAGCAAGGGAATCGGACAATGAAGCATTTTCATCGCGCGCACGTCACGCCACTCGGGCTCGACAGCAACCCTGCGCAATTCGAGCGCCAAGGGAACCCCTGGGACGGCGACGGCCGATTCACCCGAAAAGCGCGAAAGGGCCGGAAGCGGCGCGATTTCGACGGGCAGGTGCGCCGTCCGGAGCGCTCGAGCCGCGAGGAGAGCGAGAATTTCATCGACCTGCGCGCCAACGCCAAATTGTGGCAGGCAATGCGAGCCAAGCGGAGCAATTCGCGTACCGTCGCGCCGGAAAAATCGCCACACGTGGCGAAAATCGTCCCCGCCGCCCGCGCCGAATTGAGGCCGCTCACCAGCCGCGAGCGCTGGCTCAGTTTCGAGCAGCGCGCCAAGTTCCGGGTGACGCAGGCGCTGGCGGAGCGGGCGTGGGCGGCGAGCGAGGCCGGCAAGGCCGCCGAGCGCCGCCGGCTCGAGCAAATCCTGGCCGCGACCGAGGCGAAACTCGCCAAGTTGGGATAGTGCACCATGCTATCGGTGGTGCACTTTGCCCTTTGTTGGTGAGATTCGCCGAGAGTTGGTGAGATTCGCCGAGAGTTGGTGAGTTTTGCCAACTTTGTGGGGCGGACGGGTGCCTCGCCTCTTACTTTCAAAACTTGAAGTGACTTAGTCACTTGTCCCGTTTTTCCCTGTTTTCTCCCATTTCTCCTTTTTAATTCATCTGGCTCTAAAGTCTATATAATGAAGTAAAAGGGAATATAGGGAGTAAAAATGGCAGAAAACTGCCAAAAACACCACAAGTGACTTAGTCACTTCAAGTTTTTCACCAAAGGCCTGACCCCATTCCGGGGCAGGCCTTTTTCTTTGTCCAACGAAGGAGAAGGACCAATGACGAAAGCCGCACTCCAGCAGGCCCGCAAGATGGCCGCCGCCGGAAATCCGCCGCCGCGGAAATCCGACGCCGCGAAACGCCTCGTCGGCACCCTCAGCTGCAAGTGGAACCTCCAATGAGACAGCACCGTCGCCAGCTGCAGCGGCTCGACATCCTCGGCCGCGTCCTCTGGGGCCTCTTCGGCCTCTTCCTGACCTGGCTCTCTGTCTACGCCGCAACCTCGTTCACACCCCCGCCGGGTGCGGACCCCGGAGGCGTCAACCTCCTCTACCTCGGCATCCTCGCCCTCGCCGGCATCGGATGCCTCATGGTCGGCTACGCCGTGCGCAGGCCTGATCCCTATGTGTGGTTCTAGCTTCGACCAGTTCGTCCGCGCCTGGAACGCCCGCGAACTCGCGTTCGTGAAGTGGGGCTCGGACGACACCCTCACCCGCGAGGCCCGCGACGACTACAAGTTCTGGCGGCACCACGCGGCTCGCAAGACCCCTTTGGATGGGAGGCTCTCATGAAAAAGCGCGTCCGCTTCACCGTCGAGTTCGAAGCCGACCTCGATATGGTCCCCGGCTGGGGATACGAGCCCGAGGATTGGCACGTCCTCGCCATGCACGAGTTCAAGCGCTACACCCGCTACGCCACAACCGCGCGCGTCGTCTCGAGCCAAGTGACTTAGTCACTTCCCCTCCGCGGCGATGATCGGCGCCGCAATTTAGTCCATCCCGATCGAACCCAACGGGGCCGGGTCAGTGCCCTCTTCAACATCACCTTTTGAGCCGTTTCGACGGCCACGGGAGAACTTTGCCATGTTCAACACCGCCCTCATCCCCAGCCTCACCATCACCGAGGCCGCGAACCTCGCCCATTGGCAGGCCAACCAGGCGCTGCGCGCCGGCCGGGTCGCGAAAGCCGCTACCGATGCCCGTCGCCGCGAAGCGTTCGAGTATGAGCGCGATGTCCACATCAACAAGATGTACGACATCCTCGAGGCCTCCCGTTATCCCACGCTCACGACCGAGGACGTCGTCCGCAGGCTCGGCCGCAGCAAGGCGATGGTCGTCAAGATCGAGCGCCGCATCATCAATCTGGCGCTGTGCTCTACGGATCAATGATCCTGGACGGCCGCCGCAAATGGGACGGGCACGAGGACGAGATCCTCGTGCTCGCCCTCACCCCCGGCATTCCGTTCGAGTGGATCATCCAGGTCACCAACGCCGGCTCCGTGCGCAAGGCCCAGCTCAAGCGCATGATCGCCGCCGCCACACCCTCCGATATGGAAAAAGCCAAAGCCAACGCCGCCTCGATCACGGAATCGGACGCTTACGCGATGCTCAAGATCATCCGCCCTGACTTCCACGGCGCCGTCCCCCTGTATGCCCAGCTCTGGCTCAAGGCCTCACCAAAGACCGACGCCGCGATCGCCAAGGAGCTCGGGCTCCACAAGGCCCGCATCGCCCACTGGCGACACAAGATCAACTTCGACCCCCTGACCGGAGAACGGTTATGACCCACCTCGACCGCATGATCGCGCAACACAGCACGATCCTCGTCGACCTCCTCCGCTCCAAGTTCGAGGCCCGTCCCATCATCTCCGACTGGGCCTCGCTCCTCACCTATATGCAGGCGCATCTCGCCCTGCTCCCGCAGGAACAGGTCCGCGTCCTCTTCCTCAACACCAAGAATCACCTCATCGCCGATGAGGTCCACGCCCGCGGCACCGTGGACGAGTGCCCGGTTCACATCCGCAACCTCGTCCACCGCACCCTCGAGCTCAACGCGACGGCCGTCATCCTCGCCCACAACCACCCGTCGGGTGATCCCACGCCGTCCAGGCAAGACATCAAGATCACCCGCAACCTCGCCGCCGCTTTCAAGCCGCTCAACATCACCCTCCACGACCACGTCGTGATCGGCGGCGCGAACACCGTTTCGATGCGCGCCCAGGGACTATTCTGATGATCCTCGCCCTCGAGCTTCGCCGCGCCGAGCGCGCGTTCCGCAAGCGTGGCCAACACAACCTCGCCAAGTCCGCGCACGTCCTGCGCGGCGCCCTCGCCGACCACGCCTTCAGGCCGAACTTCCAGCTCGAAGACAACTGCCGCAACCTCATCAACCTCGCCTTCGGAGGCCCAATCCGTGCATGACATCCTGATTCGCGCCCGCGAACTCATTTCCGACCCCGCCCACTGGGTGCAGGGCAGCTACACCGGGGACGGGCCCGTCACCGACCCCGACACCAAGTGCTTCTGCCTCGCCGGTGCCGTCGATCGCGCCGTGATCGAAAAGCGCGGCTGGCTCGACAAGTTCACCAGCGACGACCAAGCCATCCTCGACGCCGAGTTTGACCCCGAGGGGTCCGCCGCCATCACGGCCCTGCAGAAGCTCGTCGAACCGAACTTCTGGCGCGTGTCGGACTTCAACGACGACCCTGCCACCCTCCACGAGGACGTCCTCGCCCTCCTCGACAAGGCAATCGCCCAGTGACCGGCCATCGCACCTATCTCGACCCCCGTCCTCACCGTCCCACCATCATCAAGAACGAAGAGCTCGTCGCTCGCGTCCTCAAAATCAAACGCTCAGGAGTTCAGGACGATGTTCGAGGCTGTCCAAGCCCGTCGACGTTACCAAGCTCGACGTTCAGATCGTCAACATGAAGAATGAGCCCGAGCGGATTCACAGCCAGCACATGCAACCCCGGCCGATCGAGAAGCTCAGGATCCAGGCCGCAGACTAAGGAGCTGCCCATGGGCATGTACGAAGAAGAGTGGGCTGATGCCCTGGCCGACCAGCACATCGCCGATATGGAGGAGGAGCAACGCGAGAAACGCCAGCAAATCAACAACATCAAGATCAAGCTGCTGTTGGTCAAAGACCCCTCCGCCAAGGAGGTCCTTCGGGACATCCTGAACCTAATCGAGAGATTGATGTAGCGGAGCCTTCTGGCTCAACTTCGGTCTGAAGTCCGGCCGCGTGCTGCACGACTACGCCGTGACCGACCTCCGCTTCGAGGACCACGACATGATCCGCCTCGACAAGGATGACTTCCCGCCGATCTACCTGCCCGTTTCCAGCATCGAATTTCTGGAACTCAGCAACGGCTAACTCTTAAATTTCGGAGAACTTAAATGGGTCTCGACATGTATCTGTCGGCCAAGCGCCGGCTGTACCCTCATCACGACATCGAAGCTCACGCCAAGATCGACGCCACTGGTGTCCTTCCCAAGATCAACGACAATCTCGACTACATCGAGGTTTCGCGCGAGGCCGCTTATTGGCACAAGGCCAACCAGATCCACAACTGGTTCGTCACCCACGTTCAGCGCGGCAACGACGACTGCGGCCACTATTATGTGAGCCGCGATCACGTGCAAGCCTCGACGCTTGTCCCCGGCAATGTCCACAACGGATCCAGTTTCACCCCCAAGACCGGCTGGCAGGACATCGTCGAGTGTGGCCAGGTCGTGCTCAACTCCGCCCTCGCCGAGGAGCTCCTGCCGACCGCGAGCGGCTTCTTCTTCGGCTCGACGGAATACAACGAATGGTACATCGACGATCTCAAGAACACGATCGAGCAGCTCGATAAGTGTCTTGCTCTGCCGGACGACGTCGAGTTCGAATATCATTCGAGCTGGTGACTTAGTCACATGCTCCACGCCCACTCCCGCTTCCACCACCCTCCGACTACGCCCCCGACCATGGATTACGTGCTGAAATTCCGCGGTCAGCCGGTGTTCTCATCACCGCAATGGCTCGAGATTTACGCCTTTGCTCTCCACTACGGTTACGCCGTGAATGTCCTCGGCTGCATCTTCACCAAGATGCCCGGGGTCACCATCCAGCACCCTCGGAGTTGCTATGCTTGACCAAATCGCCGCCGCGATCCGCGGCCGGAACCTTATCGCCTTCTGCTACGACGGCGAGAACCGCCTCGTCGAACCCCACGCCTGTGGCTACACCGCCAAGGGCAAGCCATCCTTCCGCGGCTATCAGCAGGGTGGGGGAACGACCCGCGTCGACCTCGGCTGGAAGCTATTTTCATGTGAAAAAATCGAGGGACTTCAGGTGCTTGCACTGACGTTCGACAAGCCACGCGATGGCTTCGCCGCCAACGACAAGCAGCTGCCACAGCTGGTGGCTCAGCTGGAGCTCGTGGCGTGATGGATGTGAATCCGTTCATCCCACCTGTCCTTGGCACCCCGAAGGGCTATGTCACGACGCGCGTGCCGCGGCACAGATCGCTCGAGCAGATCTACCACGGAGCCTTCGACTGCTGGGCCGATGTTATGAGCGCATTCGCGGTCGAGTTCCCGGAACCCGACGAGGTGTTGCTCGCGCATTACAACATCGATGGCTACGAGGGCTCGGCCGCCGTCCTGTATTGCAACCGTGGCACCTACTTCTACGTCAGCGGGAGCCACTGTTCCTGCTACGGCCTGGAAGGTCAATGGGCGCCCGAAGAATACACCCTCGACACGCTGATCGAATCCGCACGTCGCACCGCTGACGACACCAGCGCGTGGAGTTTCCTCGGAGGGCATTCCGCCGAGATCCTCGCGCTGCTCGAAGAACGTAGGTGAGCTATGCCTAAATTCCGCGTCCCTATCACCCGCGACTGCACTGAGACCACCTACTGGATCGCCGAGGCAGACACCGTCGAGGAGGCCGTCAGCCAAGCTCTCGATAAGGTCCGGCAGTTCGGCCAGACCGGTATGATGCTCTGGGAGCGTGACGACTGCACGAATCTCGAGCGTCATGTCTATTTCGCCGGCGACAACGATCTCGAGGAGATCGATGAACCCGCCAACACTCACGCCATCGCCCGCAACCTCGACTGCGCCCTCCGCCGCGCGCTGGGCGAAGGTGAGCTGACCGACGACAACGACCCCGCCGTGATCGAAGCGATTGCGATCGAGCATGTGAGGACATCCGATGCCTAGCTTCGAAATCACCATCCGCCGCCACGTCTCGAAACTCGACGAGTTCAAGCGCGTGATCGACGCCGACGACGAGACCGACGCCTACAACATCGGCCGCGAGCTCGCGTTCGAAGCGGATCGCTGCTGCCCCGACGACTGCGAAGAGACCGACTATCTCGAGCTCGGTGACTTCTACGTCGAGGAGATCGTCGATGCCTGAAGTCTACTTCGACTACACCCTCCGCGGCCGGCTTGTCGCCCCGGCCGGTAGCAAGCTCAACGACACCGGCTCAGGAATCATCCTGCCCGACGGTCGCGAGATCAAGATCTGGGAACAGCTCGAGATCAGCACCCCCAACGAGGATGACCACCGCAACCTGGCGTATGACGAGCTCGAAGGCATGGGCCTGTTCTACGACGGCGATTGCACCGAGCTCGACGGCCCGTTCGAGCTTCCCGACGACCAACTCTGGCCGCCGAAATGATCCTCGCCCTCGCCCTCGCTTCCGCCACGCCGCTCGACCAGCCCGGTCTCGTTGTCCCGCAACCGGTTCGATACGAGTTCGTGTTCGAGACCGCCAAGCGGGTCTGCCCCGCACTATACGTGTCGGCGAAGAACCAGCAGGATCTGAACACGCTCGTCGACCGGGTGACCGAACGGCTCGGTTTCTCGTCGCACGAGAGCATCCTGCTCATCGACTTCTGCATCCTCTATTCTGACGGGGTGACGCAGCGATGATCTTCTACACCGCAACCGACGCCGACGGCCGCACCCACTGGGAAAAGACCCAGGCCGACGCCCGCGCGATCAACAAGAACTTCGAGCAGGTCGACGTCCCCGTTGACAAGCCGGGGCTCCACGTCTGGCTCAACGTCATGCAGCAAAAGATCGACGAGACCGGGCTGCACGCCGATCCGGCGCCACCCGCTCCGAAGCCCGAGAGCTACACCGACAAGTCGAACCGCTTCGAAGACGAGTTCGCTGCCATGCCGGTCAGCCTTCAGCTGCACTACGCCGCTCTGGCCATGGAGAATGCTCGGGAGCAGCTCCCCAACACAGGAACAGACCGATGACCGATAAGCTCAAGAGCGTGTTCCTCGTTTGGGGCATTCGCGGAGAATATAGCGGCCGTACCGAATGGCCGGTTGCATCCTACACCAGCGAAGCCGATGCTCAGGCTGCGGCCATCCGCCTCAAGGAACTCTCGCGCGACCTGTACGCCATCTACAGCCGGAGGGAGGACGAACTTGCGGA